CATCTATAGAGATATTACTATTAAAAACTCTGTCTATCTGTGCAAGTGCCCAGGCTACTTGCTCTGCGTAAAATTTTCTAATTCACCCACTTGTTCTGTTACCCAATTATCAAAATCACCTGAGTTTTTCATAAGTACTTCTATATTTTCTTGTGAAAAGTCAAGTTCTTGTTGTTCTTGTTCTGGAGACATATCTCCTAGAAGTAACATATTTTTTGCGTAACCAAGTTTAAATCCTGACCAGCCCTTAATAACTGCTTTAGTGTACTCTGTTAAAAATCTTTCATTGTCCATTTCTTCTTCGTAACTTCTAGTCTTTTTATTAAAAACTTGATTTACACAACGATTTCTTAATTTTATGAGTTCTTCTCTAGCAAGGTAACAAAGCTTTACTTTGAAACCTTCACAGCCAGGATAGTCAAATTCTACTGTTTTTGTTGGAGTCATTAGACTCTTTAATGAGACAGCCTTTGCTGGAGCGGTCTCTTTTTTTACTGTATCGTTCATTTATTTTTTTCCTAAAAAAGGTGGGCAAGATAATCCTGCCCACCGTTGTTAATTATGATGTGTATGTAACGGTTATTTCGTTAGCACTTGAGCTGGCTGTAGCTGAAGATAAATCAGCTGGTAGCGCATGGAAATTAACATCTACACCAATCACATCTTCAATAGAGTGAGTTGGTAATTCTAGATGACAATTTGGTACTGCTACTGCAACTTTAGGAGCACTTGCTCCACCAATGCTAAATGTCATATCGAAACTATTAGTAATAACTGTTGACGCTTCGTGTAGGTCTTCTAATAAGTCCATTGAGCCGTCAGCAACATTATTTAAGTAGCAGGTAAAGTTACCTGATACACTTCTAGTTCCCATTACATGCCCTAGAGGCTGATTAACAGACCCTAAGGTTTCTGGTGTTAAGTAAGTTAGATTGTTTTCAATCGTAATATTACCACCTGTTAAGACTATATTATAAGTCTTATCAGCACCAAGTTGTGTTTCTCCATCAGAAGCGACCCCTGAAGGTGCACCTGTTGAATCACTTAAATCAAAAGCAATTGCTAATGAAGTAAGTTTTTGTCTGATGTAGTTTGAAGTACTTGCTATTCCTTCATTAACCAAACCTTTGGTAGAAAACTCCTCTCCAGTTACTGCAGGGGATGTTGCTCCCGCTCCAGTACTAAGTTGAGTAACTTCCTTAATTTTCTTTCCTTGTCCAGACCAAGCAACTTGTGCTAGTCCCTCAATATCAAAGTCAATTGATGCTGAGCCTATTGAACAATCAGAAATTTTATAAATTGAAACTCCTTCTGTTCCAGTTGTATATACACCTGTAGCAGTATCTTTTGCTGCTCCAAGTACGAAGTACAAGTCAAAAACACCTAAGGCAACTTTATTTGAGTTCTGAAAGTTAAATACATTCGGTTCCCAAGATGCCGCTGTAGGTGCTCCTGTTCCGCCAGCTGCTAAGTTATAAGTAGTTGCGGACATTGCTCCCCATAAAGGGCCTTCTACTGCAAACTTTTTAGATGAACCTGCGTGTCCGTTGGACGCCCAAGTATCGGCTGCTGCTGAAGTAGTAGGTCTCATGTATGTACTGAAACTCCATTCTGCAGGTGCAAAAGAATCGTTGAACATTGCTCTACCTCTTTTGCTGTTTCCTGATGAGTCAGCTGCTTCGTTCAAAGTAATCTCTGAACTATTTGTTGCCTGACTGAAGGAGTAACCATCTAGTACTGGTATTTCGTAAAGCGCATCGTCTGTGCCATCAGCACTCGCGTGGAACTTCATAAATACTTTGGTATCTCTACTAAAATGAAATGCCATTTTTTTCTCCTAATATTCTCTGAAAGAGCCGTACTAAATATTTATTTAGCTTAAGCTTTTTCTAGTATTGTACCTCACAAATGACTTCTCCGACACCGAGAGGTTCTAATACTCCTTCGTCTGTATCTACGCTTAAGATTGTAGTCTTAGCTGTAGATTGAGACGCTCCTGTCGAATCTGTATACGTTAAAGGATCATTATCCTCGAGTACAGTTTCGACATCTTCTAGTAACTCTTCAAGTGCTAATATGACGTCATCATTGTCGTTCACATAGCATCTGATTGTTACTCGTAAAAATCTAAATCTGAAACCCGCTCCTTCATATTCGCGAGTCTCTTGCCCTGCCCCTACTTGTATTGCTGGAAAGTCTTGAACTTCGTCCCAGAATCTAAGTCTTGGCTCTACACTTTGAACGGAGCTTCTAAAGGGCGCACTCCCATTCAAACTTTCATACAACTTATCTGCAATCGCTCCAACTATGGACCGCCTACGCGTTGAATGTTTTCGTGCTGTAGTAGCGTCCATTATGTTCTCCTAATTGTAGTAGGTTGTCTTCCTAGTATTCCCATTGCAAGTTCTCTAATACTTGCTCCTATAATCTTTCGAGGGTCTCTTTGAGTACTCCCCTGTTTGTTTCCAGGTTCAAAAGTTTCATAAGGGTCTCTCATGTAAGTATAATCTACTCCTATACCTCCTCTTGGACCTATGTTTACATTCTCAACTCTAGCTGAGTTTGCAAATCTACCAGTTCTAAATCGTAGCGCTGGTGATGTCATTTTACTTGCTACCATTTCTGGGAGCATTTCATTTAACAAATTCCTTAACTCTATAGGACTTTGTGCTGTTTTCCCTTGACTTCTTTGTTGGGCATTTTTCTTAAGTCTTGTTCTAGCTACAGAGGCTGCTGCTATACTTTTGCCTCCAGCTGAAGCTTTATTACCTTTCTCTGTTCTGACTTTCCCTTTCTTTTTCTTTAGAGCCTTTCTGCCACTTTTAGCTAACTTCTTGTTAACTTTATACCTCATATTTGCATTTGTTTTATGAGGAAACAAGTTATCTATTATTTGTTTTTTACTTATAGCATCTAAAGCATCTAAAGGGCCTTCACTATCTCCCCATAATTTATTTGCTCTTACAGGGCCAAGTCCTTTTACCCATTTTTGTGCAATTCTTACAAACTCATCTTGACCTTTTTTACTTCCAAAAGTTCGTCTGAATAAGTCTGCAATTCCTGAATCAAAAGCTCCTGTATTCATGCCTAGTTCACTAGGATAGATGGAGCCTTGAATCACAAATTCATCTAATATTTGTGTCATTGACCTACTCTGATTTACAGAATGGTCATAATTAAAATAGTCTGTTAAAGTACCTTTAAGTACTTTTGTTAACATACCAAGAGTTTTATCTCCAGAAGTTTGTATTGCTTTAGCCGCGTATGTTATACTCTTATCAACAATGGTACCCGATGCACCCGCTGATTTTGCAGCGTCTATGCCAGTGTTATCAGCAAAAGCATCTTGTACAAGTGCTTTTGCTTTTTTAGTACGCTTATCCATGCCCATAATTTCTTTACGAGCCGTCTTATTAAAGTCAAATCTCATAGTAGAACCTGGTTGTGCTTGAGGAGCAGCAAAATCTCCTTCTCTAGTACTTCCATGTTCAAACGTTAGGTAAGTCTTTTTTAAATTGGGGTCTTTAGCAATAAACTTTGCTAATTGCTCTCTCCACCATCTATGCGCATTTTCTATATTATATTTTGGAGCCGCTGATGGCTCTTTCATACACTCTATATAGATTATGTCATTTGTAACCTCTGCTTTTAAAATTTTCCACGCTTTAATGTTCGGAGGAGTCCTTCCAACAAAAGGAGTTACCTTTTGCTTATAAAAGTCGTCAAACAATTTTCTAGCAGGTCTCTGTATAACAGATTCTAAACTATCAGCAGGAATACTTGCTCCTCCAGCTTCGTTTATACTTCTTACCATACCGTTATATAAAGCGCTTTCTACCGTTCTGTAAGGTATTCTTACTGATAAATAAGAAACACCTCCACTTAGACTTCTTTTACTATAAAAGCGATTAAACTCTCGTACTAGCTGTCCTCTTAATGCCGCACTCACACAACTACTCTATATAAGTCTAGTACTCTTTTGATATGGTCTGGAAAGTCAGTACTCGTCCTCATTCCTGAAGTGCCTTGGTTTTGCAATGTTGCTCCACCTAGAGTCTGTCTTTGCTTATGTTCATCTTTCAAATAGTAAGTAATTAAATCGAATATAGCAAGTTGTAAATCTCTCGGACAATCTGCGTACCCGGCATTGTAAGTAATCTTAACTGACCCTACGCCTTTAGGCCACATTTTATGATTGCCATTATTATCTGTTCTTATTATAGCATCGCTTTCTAAGTCTACGAAATATTCGTAATCTGTTGTTGTTAAAGTTGAATAAGAACCACTATAAGCAGTTCTTTCTTGAACAATATCAACCGCTGTTAACGGACTCTCGCTGACAATTATCGTTGAGGTGTAGTTATCGTTGATTGAAAAAGTTTCAACTTTATTTGTAGAATAGTAGTCAACAAACGAAGTTCCGCAATATCGTTTTACTAAATCAGATACCTGAGGTACAATCACATTTAGACGGTCGTCTTCCTTCTCGCCTCTGATTCCCTCTGCGTCTTTATATTCGTTTACTGTTACTAAATCTGCCATAATTATTTAAAAAGTATAGTGGGGTCGTGAGACCCCACTATAGGTTAGCTATTAACTAGCTTTGAACTTATAAGCCCACTTAGAAGTAGCACCATCGATTAGATCGGTGAAACCAATTCTTTGTGAAGCAACAAGAACTCGTCTTTGGTTAGCGACTTCGTAGTCTGACTCAATTGTCACACCTCTAAGTCTTGGCATTACGTAGTTTCTTGCATATACTGCAATCGCTCCGTACCCATTAGCTGCTTGAGCAGGGAATTCGTCGCACATAAGTACTTTAGAACCGAATACCTGTCCAATCTCACCAGTGAGTTTTGTAGCCATATCACCAACTAGATTCGCATCTTGGAATTCTGCGTCTTCTAGTAACTGGAAGTATGCACTCTGAGAAACAATGTACACTACGTCGTTAGGATTAACACCGTATTTGCCCATGTTCTTTCTTAGAGCTAGCAATTCTGCAGCAGTAACAGTATCTGAAGCTACAGCTGTTGCTGATTGAGTTTCATCACTATCTGCTGATGCCATTTTGATAAGACCATCAAAAGTTCCTGATGTATAAACACCAGTAGAGTGGTTACCTAAGAGTAACGCATTCTCAATACCTTTTGCATGTGATCTAACAATTGATTCTCTAATTAAAGGAAGAATCGGCATGATTGCATCTTCTTCAGTCTCATTACCTAAGTATGATTGTGAAATAAGCTTGTGAGTTGATAGAGTTTTCTCTGTCAAATCAATACCACCAAAGGGCGCACCATAAGTGTCACCTGTTTGAGCCAAGTTACCATGTGGTGAAGAACCACTAGCTACTTGGTTAGTTGTAAATTCAGCGTATCCGCTGTCTGGAAGGATAGGGATAATCATGTTAGCGGAATTCATTTGAATTTCTCTAAATAACGGTGCTAATACTAGCTCGTTTTGAATATCTCTTTCAACATTTGTAGAAACAACTTGTTCAAAGTCTGCACTTGAAACGCCTACACCTGAGTGTGCGTTTACTTTTTCCATTACGCTTTTAGCGTATGGTGTGTCATAACCTTTACCAGTTGCTAATCCTAAGATTTTAGCATCTACTATGTCACCTTCGAAGGCTTCTTTCCAGTTTTTATTACCTCTATCTGAGAAAACCCTTTTTGATTCGCGCATAGCTTGAATCTCTTCAGATTTTTCAGTTAGTTCAGATTGAAGTTCTTTAACAACAGACTCTAAGTCTCCTTGTCTTTCTTCAACCTTAGCGGCAACGTCATTTATAAGCTTTTCAGCTCCAGAAATACTTGACTTAACAACTACTTTCTGTTTTTCCTGTTCAGCTTCCAATTCAGCTTTTTCAGATGCATCTACTTCAGCTTGCTTTTCAGCAACTTCTTTAGCTTCTGCTTCGTCTTTAGCTTTTTGCTCGGCCTGTTTCATAGCAATGCTAGTTGCAGTTTGATCTGCCACTTGCTTTGCAAATGCTTCTAGGTCGAACTCAGGGCTTACTTCAGGAGTTTTATTTTCTTCTGACATTTTAGTCTCCGTTTTGTCGGCTTTTGCCTCGCTTGACTGCTCAATCTTTGCGTTAGCGTCGATTGAGGAAGTCTCTTGAATAAAGTCTTTTTTGAACTGATTATACTCTTCCATGCTATCAAATGACTTTGCTAGTGAGAAGACTGCGTTCTGGTTACAAGGAACCGAAACAACAGACACTTCAAATAGTTCAGCGTCCTTTATCTTATATCCATCGGTTTCTGATATATAATCAGCGTCCTTGACTTTGAAACCGACAGAAAAAGCTCCAAGAACGCCATCTTTAATAAGATCTTTAATTTCGCCAGCAGATTTAGATATACGAGCAGTAAGCTCTAATCCGTTTTCTGTGACTCCTATTTCTTTTGCACGACCAATAGGTCTGTCATAGTTGTGGTTAAACAATATAACTGGATTGTTTTTAAAGTTTTCCAATCCGCCTTTTGCCCATGCACTACTTTCAATCATATCACCAGCACGATCTAATGCGTCCGTACTAGCACTTCCTTTGATGTCTAATCCGCCATCATCGTCTTCGCCTAGTGTTTTGAAAGTATTTGTCCAATGAAAAATTTTCTCAGACATAGTTAATCCTCCTTCTCAACCTTAGCCTTTTTGGGCTTAGGTGCTGGAGTCTCTACGACTGGTGCGACTTCTATTGGAAATCTGTGTTTAGCGGCTGCTAATACTCTATTCCAGGAACCAAACTTTCTCCTTAAAAGATAGTCTCTAACTGGTGCATTTTCGTCCGCTTTATAATCTGATAGGCTTACAGTATCCACGCCTTTTGCTTGCATGTACTCTGATAAAGCCCTTAGCATCATATGTTTTGTCATAATTATTCCTCTGCGGGTGGGGTCTCTTCGTTTTCCTCTGGCCTTCCACCTTGCTCTGGATTCGCGGCTGACCCTGCAATATTTGCAGGAACTCGCGGTTGATCGAATCCGTCAATCGTCTCAAGTCTTAACGCCTCCCTTGCTTCATTCGGTGTTAATATTCCCGTGTTTACAAGCGTTGCGTAATAATTGGCCTGGTCTCGTAGTTCAGGCTGAAGAGCAGGTACATCACTTACATCTTCATTTAGTTTAAAACCGAAGAACCTCTCGAAAGCATACCCCATTTTTCTAATAATAGGTAGTATGGTTTCTAAATAGTATAAACGGTGATTGGGTCTAATGTTTGCATTATTCCCACCGTCCAATAAAATTGGTGGTACGCCTAGTGCTTCTAGAATTATTCTTTCATTGGTTTTAATTCCCTCTTGAAAGTCTAAGTTCTGGAAGTTCACTTCCGTTAGGTTTTCCACCTCTAATCCGCCGTCAAGAAATAGTGGTCTACGACCTCCTGATTGCGGATTGTATCTAGCAACCCAAGCCTGTAACATTCTTTCTTTGATTTTCTCAGAAAGAGTATTTGGTGACTTAAGTACTAAACCTGGTACTGCTCCATTCTTGAAGAAGTTATCTTGGAATCTTCTCATACTGCCAAGTAACTGCATGGTTCTCCATGCGGGCTTCAGTCTAGGAACTCCTCTATAAATAGAGTTAAAACTGTTTTCTTTTATATGTATAATTTCTCTGGGACTGTATTCGACACCGTTGTCAAACACAAACTTATCAATGTAAGTGCTTTCATCGGTTTCTATTGTGACTTTATCTGCTGGTAAATGATATAGATGCGCTCCGTCAAAATAAACAAAAATGTTGCCATCTATTAGTAGGTCAACAATTAAGTTTCTTTTAAATGCGCTAACATCTTGGAATGGGTTAGGTTCTCTATTAAGTAGTAAATCTAACTTACTTCGTCTTATATTTTTGACGTTATTAGACATTCCTTTTAGCTGCTCACCAACATCAAACGGTATATCCGCTGCGTCGTCCACTATCATGTTAACTGCGCGGTTTACTACCTCTAGCTGTTCATAAGCATTTCTATAGTTTGTTACAACTTCACGAGTACTAAGCGAGCCACCTTCTTCGCCCGCAATATAGGGTTGGGAAGGGTTTAACTTCTCCCATTCCTCACTTGGTGAGGTTCTTCCTAATAGTCTGTCATACCATGCCATATTTGTCTCTCTGTATTCCCACCCATCTCTCTTGTTTCCTAGCTGTTACTATCTTAGGGCGTTTGCCGTAGATGGAGTGTAGTTTCATATGATGTTCGTGACATAATGTAACAGCGGACTCGTAAATTTCTTCGTGGTGTTCGGCTATAAACTTTTCTCTAATGCTCATAATATCTTCCGCATCAGTTATTTTAATCTTATTCTTTCTCAGCCAAATCTCTAACAACTCTGTTAGACCGTGATAATGATGAAAGTCCAGATTCTCTGTTGCTTTACAGATAAAGCATTCCGTCCCTTTATTGTATTTCGACTTAGCCTTATCCCGAACATATTTTACTAAATCTCTCTTTAGTTCCATAACTTATTTCATTCCTTAAATTATACTATCTTTTGGGTATGTTGTCAAGAACTATTTTTGTGCGGTGGTAGCTAGAAGCTAGTGACACTTGTCTCAAACGAGTACAACGCATACCGTAATGCATCTGACATATGAGAAGCATAGTTATGTTTTGGTTTCTCTCTCATTAAATTAGGATTTGGGTCCCATTGGTATTGGTCAAGTGCGCTCAGAGTCTCGGAACATTTTTGGTCAACTATAAGTCTATCATTATCACAGATGGCTGCGACATGACCAATTCCGTCTAGTACTGATTTCTTTGCATTTATAGTACTGATATCGTAGTTTTGTGCAAAGTCGTATCTAGTTTGTTGAGCGGCTGAATCAATATAAATGTAATCTATATTCCATTTTTGAATAAGTTTTTGTATCTCAATTGCGTGTTGTTCTGTAGTTCTTTCAGAGTCTAAATACTCAGCTAATAAGTAGTATTTCTCTGATTCCCAATCATAGCCTATTACACAGAAAGCAGTAGGGTCTTTATAACCTACGTCCATTCCTGCGAATATATCCATTTTTGAAACATCAAGCTCAGATAAATCTTGTTGACATTTCTCCATATTAAATCCCCAAATCTGACCTTCAAATACATTGAAGTCTGCCATATATTCTTGATTAAATTCAGCTTCAGACATGGTTTTCCTTGCTTCTGCTATATCTTCATCAGAAATTCTTGGGTTCTCGTGATAGGTTGCTTTGACAGATGCCCACTCAGGAAACTCCCCTGAAAAGCCTCTATGCCAAAATTCTGCAAACCAATTATTTCTCCCTCTAGGAGTAGAAATAAAAATTGCTTTCGAGTTTTCTTTATCTAGTGTAGGTCTTAGGGCAACATTGAACGCATCTCTGCCATCAACGAGGGCCGCCTCATCAAATATAATAAGATCATACGACCGACCAACGACCGAATCCACTTGATTAACCGAACCCATACGTATCGTAGAATGGTTCGAAAGTTCAATAACTTTATCTTTTGCATTGTCTTTAACTACCTCTAAGTCAAAATGTTTAATTAGTGTTCTCTGAAGGTCGAATGAAATCTGCGAAAGTGAGTAGTTAGGCGACATAAGTAGCACATTCGTACCAGGAACTAAACATACAAGTTGTCCTATTACATTTGCAATATAAGTTTTACCTTGTCTACGAGAAACCGCCGCAGTAACAAAACGATACTTCGGATTATTGATTGAATTGATGATTGCTACTTGTGTACTGTTTGGAGTGATTCCCAGTAAATCCATGTAGCCTTCGATGGGTAATTTAATAAAGCGACGGTCGTCAAACCTCATTAAATCTTCGTGTACTATGTCTTTTCGTGATATTTCTAGCATTAGTGAATCGTTTCTTGTGTAAAAAAGGATTCTACGTCATTTAACAGACCTTTCTCCTCTACTATGTTGTAGAGGTACATGAAAGCAAGAGCGACATTTTTCATATCTTTCTCTTTATTAGATAGTTCTCTTTTGGTTTCCACCATATTTATAGCGGCTGTGAAAGTACTAGCATTTACTATACTTTCTTGTAGCCAAAGTGTTCTTCCATCTACTGCTTTCATGTTTCTCCGTAAATTAACGTCTTGTGTTTATAGGTACGCCCTTAACCGTGTTGGCTGAGGCGTATATTCTATCTTCCATATCTTTTGATATGAACTCTGAAGCTCCTGCTTCTAGAGTAAATGAACCCTGTACATCTGTACCTGACGCTCCATTAAGAATAGTAACAGTTGCTTCAGCACCTGCTAAATTAACTACTCTTACTTCGGAAGCTAGTTCAAAATTACTTGCTGCTCCTGTGGTTGTGCCCATTGCAGCTTCTGCTCCTAAAAATCTTGTTGACATATGTTATTCTCCTAACGCTTCTTGCGTCCTTTCCCTTGTCTAAACTTGATAGCGCGTAGTCTTGCCTTCGCAGCTTTCTTCGTCTTAGAATACCCGGGAGTATTGGTTATCTTATAACCTTTCTTTGTTTTCTTAATTGGCATATTACCATTCGTATGCCATGAAGAATGCTGCGTTATCCATGAATTCACCTTCTCTAGCATTGTCAAGAACTTCTAATCCCATAACTACACCATTGTCAAATGATTTAGAAACCATTAACTGTTGGTAGTCAGAGTCATCTGCTCTCATTCCATGCCTTAAAGATATATCAACGACTTTAACCATAGGCATCTTTAAAGTTACCTCTTTATAGTCATTTTCGCTGTTATCCATGTCTGTCCACATAGCTAGTTCAAGCCAGTTATTCCCGCCTTTCACATACCATTCTTCGAGTTTATCTACTGCTTTGTCATCATATCTATACTGAATAACTCCGCCATCGACATACCATGAATCGTTTACATCTAGTCTGTAACCTGCGTATAAATCATACTCGTAGTTAGCATCTCCGATACCTTCTACTTGTGCAGCCCATACACCACCATACATACCTTTGTAATCGAGTCCTAAACTTCCCTGGATTGATTTATTTCCCATAGATTGACTCTCGCCTCTCCAAAAATAATCGCTCCAAATACCGACATTACCATTAACTCCAGCGAATGAAGGCAAGGCTAATGTGCATAGCACTAAAAGTGATAAAAGTTTTTTCATTATTTTCTCCCTAATAATGTCGAGAGCATTACCTCGCGGTCTTTACCACGAGGAAGTGCTGTCAACTCCTTGGTTGCGAGAAGGCGATGCAACTTTTCTCGTTGCTTAAATATGAGTATCGCTGTAGCCTTCTCAATAGCGAATATCATAGGTGGTAAAGATAATTTTTCTTCTAACTTTCGTTTTTCAGCCGGTAGCATAGCTACCCTCCTTAATTAGTCAAGTAGAGGATTTCTATCTTTAGCTTTTCCAATGTTTAACGCAAAACGGTCAATCCATTTATATACTTTTGCCCATATCTTATCGTCCATCGGTGTATCAGTCATAGCAACTATGGCTGAACATACTGTGATAAGAATAGGTAAAACTTGAATTAAACCCCATACGATTTTAATTACTTCAAACATTCACTATTCTCCTAGAAGATTGCTCTTCCCTTTGCTTACTTATTCGGCCCTAATGCTACAGGTCTAGCCATTCCGCCAGTTGCCTTAACATCGCCGCTAGAAGCATAGATTTTATGGTACTGTCTTCGTTTCCATAAAATCATTGACTCGCCAGGTTGCATACGGGTGGAACCGATAACAACTGGAGATTCTGAACTACTACAGTAATAGATAGTTTCTGGATTACTTGATTCGTTTACTAATCTAACGTAAGTCAGTCTATCGCCACATGTAACAGCGGTTTCTATTGTGGTGGGTAAAGCAATAACTGCTTGTCCCGGTGAAAATGCTAACATTTTATTTTCTCCTTTTACCTCGACTTGCTCAGCGTCTCAAAGAGCTTGGCAATCTGCCATAACCTCTTTTTCTACGTAAGAGCTGTTTCTTTCTTGCTGCTAACAAATTTGCTCGAATGTCTCGCTTTTCAACGATTTCTTCAACTGCTACAGTTGTTTCAAGCTCCTCTGGATTTTTTCCGTGTTCTTTATCCATTTGCAAACTCCATTGCGGCTTCCTTAGTAGGAAACTTGTGTTGTTTTCCATCAGGGTCTAAAACGCAATGTGAACCACGCTTTACATAGTAACCCCAACCTTCAGGTAACTCAGATTTTTTCTTTGATACCTTTTTAACTTTTGGTGATTCTTTTATATCTTTTTTATCGTAATCGATATCCATAATTTTCTCCTATGGGTGCATAGAAAGCATAGTGTATACTACACCTGCTCCTCCTACAATGATAGTGCCTGCTACACTTATCAGTATTGTTTCTATTCGTGTTATTGATGATTCTACACCATCAAAGCGCTTTGCAGACCGACCTTCAATGCCCTCGAGCTGATTAAATACGGTTTTCCAACGTTCTGCGCATATCGCTTCATGTTTTTCTAATTCTGCGGCCAGTTCGTCCGTAGTCATCTGATTCTCCTCTATGTCCTGTGCAGATTTGTGCACAATTTAAATTATACCAAAATATTGGGTAGATGTCAAGAACTATTTTTGTATGGTATAAATTTTGACGGGCTCTGACTTACCCTTGACAGTCACCTCGTCGATGAAATCGTATACATAGCCCTCGACCATGCTATGCTCACTAATAATTAAGTCGGTGTCGTATTCTTTACAACTACTCTCTAAGCGAGCAGCGAGATTAACAGCGTCCCCGAGAACACTATAATCGAAACGACTACTACTACCCATATTACCGACAACACACGGTCCTGTATTGATTCCGACTCCAGTATGAATTTCAGGGCTTCCTTCATTCCTGAGAACATTATTCAACTCCTCTAGAGCTTCTCTCATTTCAAGAGCTGCTGCTGTAGCCTTTCTTGCGTGGTCTTCCACATCTAAGGGAGCATTCCAAAAGGCCATAATGCAATCTCCCATGTATTTATCAATAGTTCCCTCATGCTTCATAATGATGTCACTCTGATTAGTTAAAAAACGATTTACCAGTTCTACTAATTTTTGTGGGTCAGACTGGTAAAATTCAGAAATCGGGGTAAAACCTCGAATATCCGAAAAAAGAAAAGTTAGTTGTTTCGTCGACCCACCCAATCTCAGTAATGATGGGTCTTTTTGGAGTGCTTCTACCTGAGCAGGGCTAACATAGGTCCCAAATTGTTGTTTAATCTGTAATCTCAGCAAGTACTGTGTAATAAAACTGCGGAATTGTACAATACTCCAGAATAAAAACAGGATAACTAGCGTGCCAGAAACGTCAAACAAGTAGGAAGACTCGACAAGCTTCCAAGAAGCGAAGCCAGTACCTCCTAATAGTGCTAAAATGACGGGTAAGCTGAGCCAAATGTTGTTAGCTACAGCCATTATTAGTACCATTCCGATAAGTATTATGCCAAGTTCAGCTAAAAAGCTCCAAGATGGTTGAGAAAGTGGTTCTCCACTAATTAAAGTACTAAGAACTGTTGCTTGAACTTCGTGAGGGTACTTTGGGCCACCTGGAGTTGCCACAAGGGGAGCCACTCCCTCTGCAGTCACACCAAATATTACAAATGGGGCAGGGATTGGCTCTTTCATATACTCTGAAGCTGTTTGTTTATAAAATTTTGTGTTCCAGTTTGCGAATACAAGACCGTTTTCATTAGTAGTTAGCTTACCATAGGCTGGTATGCGTACCCACTCGACTCCAGTCTCTTCAGTTTTTATCTGATAGCTTGGGTCTCCAACTGCAAGTCGCAACATCTCTAGTGAAAAGCTAGGATATATCTTATCTCCGCTTGCGATTACGAGTGGAAGCCTTCTTACGACTCCATCTAGTTCTGGACTTGTGCTTATTAGTCCTACTCCGTAGCTTTCTAATGCTGACCTTAAAATTCCTGGGTAGTTGTATAGCCATTCTGATGCTACTCCATTGCCCAGCTGCGCCGTACCGACGTGTGGGCCTTGTTCCGAGGCTTGCGTGCTTGCAATAAAGGATAATACAGTAGGAAACTGATTAAGAGTTTCTTGAAACTGAGTATCATAGCCATGTATATCTCTATCTGGGAAAGCAACTGTTATGCCAGGAACTCCTTCTGTTCTTTCAACAGCAGAAGAATAGAAACTTCTAGGGAGTGGATAACTTCCATAAGCTTGTACTATCTCTTCATCAATATCTACTAATAATATTGCCTCATCTTGTACTTCTCCTCTGCTCATAATTAAGGCGTCTAGAGATTTAAGTTCAAGAATTTGGAATGGATAAGGGTTCCAAACGAAAAGAGCCGCTAAAGCGGCTGCAATAAGTAAGTTAATCTTCATTTAAGTAATTTTTCAAGTTTCTCGATTCTTTCTATGAGTGCTGGATAAGCATCAAACTCATGTAACTCTTTACATGGGTGAGAATCTTTTTCTAATTTTAAAACTCTTTTTGTTAATCGCTCGATTACATACCTGAGTTTTTTAGCACCCTCATTTCCTACAAACATATTTAATCCTGTGTTACTGTTACTGTACAACCTCCTACTGTAACACAAGTCTGTGTTAGAGTATATGATTGATTTGTTGCGCTATCTTGTATAAGATTTAAAGTAGTCGGACGACTACCTTGTAAAGTTATAGTAGCATTATGACTTCCGCCACCTTTTTGTTGTATATTAGCAACTGAACCGTCTGCAGTTCCATAGTACCATACATGAGAATAACTGCTACCGCTATCTTCTTGTCTAATATCGTGGTCTACATCGTCCATATGAATATCTAAATAATGAGTATGAGTACCATTTTGATAAATATCTATATCGTTATCGTTACCCCAAACATGACCTCCATAAGTAGCACCATCATGTTGTTCTATATTTAAATTGTTTCCTGTTCCATCAATATCGCCACCCCAGGATT